CCTGCTTCGAAGCCGGTGGCTTCCCAGTTCAGGTAGCGGTTAGTTGAGGGGGCACTAACGTCAGCCGCGTAATCCAGGTTGGCAAACGTATTGTCAGCACGCGCAGTACCGTCAGGACGGTAGTCGTACATCACACCACCCAGCGTCTGGAACGCCAACTGGTCAATACGATCGGCCAGCCAGTAGGCAAGCTGATCCCGTGAAGCCTCACGGAAGTTCACGATAGAGCGCTGGTCCGCCATCTTTCCGGTAGTACGGTTAGCGTTCCGCATCTGATCGATTCTGATGACTCGATCAAAGGCGCGGATCTTCTCTTCCCGTCCTTCCATCTGATTGTCGCCGCCAATACCGTCCCCTTCCAGGTCCGTGAGCAGCGTCAGGACAGCACGCGCACCCGCTTCACTTTTGGTGAGTTCGGTGATTCGCTGAATCATCGCGTTCTGTCCAGTTCCGAGGAACTTGTTCACAAACGCGTTGTTTCGGGCGACTTTCCAAAGATCACGGGACCAGACTGTTTTTTGTTCAGTCGTTAGACTGGCAAAGTTTGTCTGAGCCATTTTTCCTTGTCTCGTAAAGTTATGGGCAGGGGCCAATCCCCCGTCCGTTAATTAACAACCTGTTGCAATCATTTTTGACTGCCTGATTGCAGGCAGAGGTCGCTTCTTTAACGTGAGGGAACGCCCCGCTGTATCGTCGCGAGTCACGAAAAATGGCACTCGGCTGTGCCCTGCCCTCTGGCGGCGGCCCAGAGAATTACGCCCGTTTACATAAGCATTGCTTATTGTATAAGAAAAATACTTGAAAAGTCAAGCACTTATGTTTACATCTTCGGTTTCGGCAAAGCCACAGGTCCACACCCGCCTGGTTTAGGCAGAGCCGGTGAGGGGCCGTTTTTAGGTAATGCGCAAGACATAGCCAGTCTCCTTTGTGGTTTAGGTTATATATCGCCTCTTAGGCGGGCTAACGTTGACGCTGGTAGAGCATCAAAATCTTCCTCGGTCATGGTAAGCGGGTCGATCTGAGGCGTCTTACCGTGCGAGGTTCCCCGATCACCGGGCAGTGTAGGAGGCACCTGATTGGCTGCCGCTACCTTCTTCTTTACATTGCCGGTTGCTGCCTGCTGGCTTTCCGCCAACTGCTGCTGCAGCGGTGCTTTTTCCGGCATCTTCATGGCGACTGCCTGGCGTAATGCCTGGGCAGGGGTGTATTTAGGCATCCCGTCGTCACGCTGCACAGTTGTCAGTGCGCCCATCAACTCGTTGATTTCTCCGGTTAACTCAGCATTGAAAGCATCTTTGTTCTGAATGTCGAGTTCGGGGTAATCCGAGACGATCTCGTTGGCTGCGGACGCCAGATCGGCCTGGATCTGTTCTTGTGAGCGGTTCTGTTCGTAGGTTTGCGCAATCTGATGGTTAAACCGCTGCTCCATCGAGCTTTGCTGGTGCGAAAGGATGTCTTGAAAGACTTCAGCAGCCTTATCAGGCTCTCCGTCGAGGGTAAGTTCCTGCATCAGCTTGTACTGGCCCGCAAAATCGTAGGTTTCTTCCTGTGGCGGGGCTTCTGCGGCAGGTTCAGGCTGTTTTCCGGCGTCAATCTGCGCTTGAAGGAACTTCATCTGCTCCTCCATGCGGATTTTGGCCTCTTCCAGTTCCCTTGTTTTACGAATCTGGCTGTCCAGACGCGATTTCGGGATCATGTGAGGCTTTTCCGGCTCCTCTGGCGCAACTTCTACGGCATCTTCGGCCAACGCCTCGGCCTGAACTTCGGGGGCTTCAGGGGCTTCAGGGGCTTCCGCCTCTACCGGCTCAGATTCTTCAACAAAATCCCCGCGATCTTCCTTTGAAGGCTCCCAATCTTCTTCTGAAGTCAGGATACTTGCGGCATCATCCAAAGACTGCTCATGGGCAGCGTCGGCTGCCTGAGTATCGGTATCGATTGCTGCGGTTTCTTCTACAACTTCTTGCTGTGCAAGTGCTTCATTACTCATTTTTAGTAGCTCCGGCTAACTGTTTCTGTTGTTGTTTAAGTTTGGTGAGTTCCACCGCCACTTTTGAGGCATTCTGGTCGCGCGCTCCGGCTTCACGGATTTGTGCAGTCGCAATGCGCGTCTGGTTCTCGGTACTCTTGATACCCTGATCGGATTCCGCCTTCATTTTGGCGATCTCGATCTTGGTCATGTTGTCTTGGATATTCATCATCTGATCAGCATGGACCTTGAGTTCGGCAATCTCCTGAGTCTCATCAGTGAGAAGTTCCGTTTTGGCCTTGGCCATCTTGAGCGCCGTATCGGATTCGAGGTTCTGGATCTGTGCCTTCATCTGCGACAGTTGCAGTTCAATCTGCTTGAACTGAATATCGCGCATGGCCTGACTCATTTGCTGTTCTTCCTCGGTCGGCGGAGCCGTACCGGTCATCTGACGAACCTCATCGGCAATTGCGCGTTTGTTTTCCAGGTGGGAGTATTCAATGACTGAAGCATCTGGAATAACGACGCCTGCCGCGCGCAGCGCCATCGCTTCAGCAAACTGCTGGTCGGAATAGACATCCCGTGCCGGCTGGCTGGTGACATCTACATCGTAGTCACCCATCGACAAATCGTTAAACGTGGAACCATCCGGCATTGGTTTATTAACTTCCACTGCCTGTGGGTCTTCGTTTTGCTGGACATCGGCAATGAAAAATACCCGTGGGTTGTCGTAATACTCCTGCACCAGATGCAAAATGCGCTTGGCCAGAACGCTTCGGCAACGGTTCAGGTTGTCAATCGCGACCTGGATCTGTACTGCTCCGCGTTCTTGTTTGGACTCCAAAGCCACCCCCGATACCGATGCCGGGGATTGCCCCAGCATGGCATCAGAAATTCCGCTGATCTCCTTGATATTCATGGCTGCTTTTAAGCCAATACGCTCTAATCCAGTCGGGATTTGATTCGGCGGAATTTTTGAAGGCGGTTCGGCTCCTTTGTGGTATTCCAGAACCAGGCCGGTTGTCGCGCCTTTATGTTCCAGATCATCAACGTCCATGTTGGCCAAAGAGCCGGATTCGACTACCCAACCGGAATTCGCTGTTGTATTAACTACATGCAGTTCCTGGCTGGACACCTTATTGAGCTGTTCTTGCGGGCTGATGAGGTTACGCACCATTCCAAAGGGGCGCCCGCGTCTGAAATAAGGAAAGTACGGGACAATCGTAAAGAAGGGGTAGATAGACCAGTTATCGTAAAGCACCACCTTGTCGCAGGTAATGGTGTAACGGATCTTCATTTCTTCTTTAGGAACGCGCATTAGCCCGTACTGCTGCGCGTGGGTTTCAATCTTTTCGTCATCCCAGGATTCGGGAATCTTGGCCATGTCGCCATGTTCAGGATTAACAAAGTACCAGCAGCGGTACGGAATCTTGTGCTGGCGTTCTATAACGCGCACGCGGCGGATTTGCCGCTGCTCATGCTCTGGTAAATAAGCTGCGTTGTACGGCCCCATCCATGAGTCAGGGGAGTCTCCAAACCGGTTATGAGTTACATAGATGGAGTCAGGCCCGTAATACTGGTTGCCGTCCACCAGAGCGCGCAATTTGTCGGACTTATCGGTGCCGTAAAGCATCTCGACTTCGTTCATCGACAGCCAGCGCGATTTCATGACTTCCTGCCACGTATCAGGATCGCAGTCCTTTGCGTCAGGGTCGATGTAAATATCCAGCGGGTCTTCGACCGTTACTTTGACCTCGCCTTCGATGTTTTCTGAAAAATCAATTCCAACTTCAAAATAACCCCGATCCTGTATCAACCCGTCGGAAAATACCTGGCTTTCTTTATGTGTCAGGTCATTCTGGTCGTGGATAACGGTGTACAGCTTATTTAAGATATTGGCGGTGTTCTCTGAACCCGTCCGTTTAGGTTTGAAGTTGACCATCCCCCGTTTGAGGGTCTGCTCTCCCAGTACCGTATTAATAGTAGAGAGAATGGTGTTGATGGTTAGTGCGGGTCGGCCCTGGGCTTCGAGGGTCTGTTTGTCAGTAAGCGTCCACTGATCGCCCCGATAATAGGCATCGCATTTCTTTGCCATTTCCACCCAGTCCAGATGTCCTGAGTCGCGGGCTCGTTCATAACGGCGCCAGTTGTTTTCTGCGATATTCCATTCTTCTAGGTCAGAAGGGACCGCATGCTTGATATCTTTTGTCGAAAGCTTCTTTTTTCGTGCCATGTTTAGCCTTTGCAGTCAGGGTATGCGAGGAAGGTATGGATCTTTTTCACCATGTTTTTAGGGATGTACCAAACATTCCCCCAGTACCCTGGTCCCTTCTCTCCTGGGATGTGGGTTTGCGCTAACGTTACCCATTCCTTTGTGTTTTCTACTAACAATCC